GTTGCTTCATACCCTTAAAGCTCAAGGGAGAAATCTCACCATAAAGTGTATAAACTCTTTTAGCAAATTCAGCATAAGTAAAACTTATGACTGTCTTTGGTACAGAAATTTCTACACCTAAGGTTGATATTATCCTTGAATACTCTTTAGCAAGGACCGAGTCTCAGATAACAACATCGTCACCAAGTATAATATATTTAGCTGTTGAATATCATTTAATACCGATATTCTGACATGCCATATAAAATACCATGTGGTGCGCGAGCGTAGTGGTACCTCAGCTTGTATAGAATCCCATAGGGTTACCAACAGAGTAAGAAATTTCTCTGGATGAGCCATTAGGGTCTTTATAAGTAAAAGGATAACCTACTAAGATGTTGTATCAAGCTTCTGCTTGGATAGGACCAATTAAATATTTCAGCAATAGCTTAATTATTAAAATTGGAAATCTATCCGTAAAATTCTTTAAATCGTAGCAGAAGTATTGTGTATGACCGTCAAACTTAAAGCTACGGCATGTTTCATCGCCTTGCTCAAAAGTTTCGTCATGAGGTATAAACGAAAGAATTTTATATATTTGATCATGAAGAAAGAGTAAAACATTCTGACTTCAGTAATCTCCTATAGCAATTACTCTAGTTTTACCCTCTGGATCAGCGAAATAAGAGATTTTCCTAAATATCTTAGAAGGTTTTAAATTCTTCTTTGAGATTGTCGGTTGATCCATACATTCACGTAATTCAGGGATACACATGAGAAGACTATTTATTCTGAGACCTAACTTAGGACCTCCAAGTACAATTATATTCTCAATTAATGATTTAGGTAAATTTTCTAAATCAGAAATACAAGAATATAACGCAGGACTCCCGGTAGGTCCAATTTTAGATGTTAAATGTGGTGAATCACTAGTTCCATTAAAAGTTAACAATTTACTATCTTTACCTAGCATATAATACTGTCTCCGACTTTTTACGAGACGTATTATACGTTTAGCAAATTTAGCAATCTGTCCTTCTAAATTGTCTGGTAAGACAACGGATATAGGTTTTATTATTGACCCAATATCTGGAATAGCTTTCAATATGATAGATCTTGTGTAATTTAATACTGATAAGATTACTTGAAGAATTTGAGAATTTACCGACTTTTTACGTAAATCCTCATCCTTTTCTTGTAACCTTATTGTACGAATTATTTTACATATAGGTCCTAACTTCACTGGCAAACAGTCTTTTGTTAATTTGATACCTTTCCTATCGATAGAAATATCCCTAGCTAAGTACTTAGTAACAACTGTTCTAATCGCTTTGTTGGTTAGTACGGCATTTCTTGTCCCTTTGTGTTTAGATACATGATTTATGTATTTAAAATAATGATCAAACAAAGAAGGAGGAAATACGTCATTCATAACACCGACGGAGTAAAGCAAATATTTTGCCCAATCAGTCGCTTCTTTACCAAAGATTTGACTTTGCTTGGAACCTTTCTTCAAAGGATTTAAAACCTTAAATGAATGTAATTTTGTAGCTAATTGTTTTATAACTTTCATAATAAAAGTTTAAAGAAATTTAAATAATAAAAGGATGTTATAATCCCGTCACCTTATAAAATTACGAAAATCTATGTGAATAATTTTATATTATTACAGAAGGTTCTTATTATGCAGAGTGCATAACGTTTTAGGTTTTCAAGCACCCCTTAGTGGAAATGTTTCTAAGTAGTCGTTGCAACCCGCGAAGGGAAGCAGAAGAATAAATAGTATGCCAAAAAGGTATTCAGGTCCGCGCGATGTCAGTGGTAGCACATGACAATAAACATGTACGCTAAGTTTCCGTTAGGAAACTCTCTCGTAGGTATTCAAAC